GGGACAGGCATTTGTTCCATAGCGATGCTGAATCCTTCTAGCTTAATCTCATCCCATGCGTTGAGTTCTTTCATGCGCTCTTCTTTGGTCTCATCATTAACTTTGCCGAGTAAAGCTTCCTTGTTGATAATTGCATCAACGAATCCAGATACGCGTGCTTTTGCAGCTTCTACGTTTCTTAATTCTTCTGCTTCCTCGAACTTTGCGATAATTTTGAGAGCCTCTTCATGAGCTGAAGTTTTCTCTGCAAGGACAGATTCCATCTCTGCGAGCTTATCCTTCATAGCTGCGAATTCACGCTCTACGATTGGATTGCTCTCTGATTTATTTTCTACTACTTCTTCTGTCATAGTTACCTCGCTAGTTGACCCGTGTTCTACAGGTACTTGCTTTTCCTCATGACCATTACAGTCACAAGATTCTTCCTTTTCTTCACATTTCGTTTCAATTGTACATGCGTCACACACAGGTGTACGAGTCTCATTATCAATGAAACTCACCTCGACAGGACGGATGTCCGTTGCAAACGGCTCACCTAGAACGTCAACATCCTTGGAAAGCCAATCAATACTGACATGAGTCATGTCGCCATTTTCTATTTTTTCTAACACTTCATTTGCTTTATTTGCATCCTTGTGGATACGTGCCATAAGCTTCACAGCTTGTAAACCATCTTCTAATTCTACGTATTCCGGGTTGATAGCCATGCCCAACAAATCGTCGGGGGTACGTTGATGGTTAAAGTAAACCGGAAGCTCGTTGAAAGCTTCTATATTATCTTTTAGTATAGTGGGTTCTATATAAACTTTTTGGTCACCTTCTTCATCATGGGGGCCTGATGTTATAGCGATGACTGGAAATTCATGATAATCTTCAACGAGTGCTACATCTCCAAACACTTCCATTGCAAAAGTACGTTTGGTTCCATCTACGTTACCATTAACGTTACTTGCAAATTGTCGGCCAGCTTCTTCATCTGGCATTGTGTCAACTCGCATTCTACATAAGTTAGATGCAAGTTCTTGGTAGTTCTCGTGGCCACGCTTTTTTAATCGTGGCGCTGTTTCTAGTAAGCAATGCTCATACGCATATTCTTTACTCATTTTCTCTATCCCCCGTTGGATTTGCTGCTGGTTCGTTACCAGCTCTATTTTCTGTCCTTGCGGACTCTTCTTGTTTATCTTGGTCTTTTCCTCCAGATAGGTTAACGTTCGGTGCAGTTTCTTGCATTTCTGCTATTCCATCCGGATTCAATCCTCTCTCTGACCTTACTTCATTAGGTGAAAGAACACCCTCTGATAGGTATATCATATCAGTTTTTGCTTTGACAAAAGCATCGTCTACATTTATTTGTCTAAATTTAAATCTAGCTCCACCACTTTCTAATTGTGGCATTAATTGTGAATTCAATGCTGATTCTATTGCTGCTTGTAAGTGTCTAACGTATGGTTCAAAAACAGCTCGTGCTTGCTCTGGTTTGTCAAACATTGAAACTGGTACCTTTAAAGCTATGTGTATCTTCTTTAATATATCATCTGTATACTTACCATATTCAAAAGCTCGTTGTGTACCTTGTAATTCTTTAACTGAAATATCATTACCGTGGATAATATCTTCACCGGGTTCTAATCCGTTGAATGCTGCCACCACTTCATTAATCTTGTCAGCATTATAAGGCATATCGGGAAGTCCGCAGCTAATATCAAAGCGACTATTAGCGTATTTATTGAGAGCAGCACCGATATCCCGTTCTGCATAATCTTTAAGGTCAACCAAATACAAAATTGGATGAATGTCAGATAAACCATAAGCGTAATCATCGAATGGGTTATTTTTAAATTCGATAATTTCATCTTCTTCAAACCTCACTGAGTTATCTTCGTTACCTAAATCTTGGTAATAATGCATTATTTGACCGTTCGGTGCTCTTTTTACGTTCATATTTAGTGAAGACCTTAAAATAAGGTTGTCTCCTGTAAATTCTAAATAACCAGTACCAAAGATACGACCATTTCTCAACCAACCATATAATAATTGGTCTATATTGATTTCATCAAACAATTTAGTGATAGCTCGGCGTTCTTCGTCATTATCAGTTACTATATCGTAACCATCCTTGGCCGCGTATAAACACGGTAAATCAATAAGCGTTTTAACAATAGGGTCAGCTAGGTACACATTCATGTACGTTCTTGCATCTCCTATTTGCTTTTCGTATGCAGAACCAAACATCCCTGAGTCATTCTGGAGCTGAATGCGTTTAATAACGCCAGCACCGAAGTCTCGGGGTTGATTTTCTGCAAATGGCGGGTTTGACCCCACCGACGCAAATTTACGCCTATTCCAAGGCAAATAATCACGTAGAGCCATAGCTATCAATTCCTATTATATAAACAGAGTATATAAAGCTTTCGCTCATAATCCTCCCGGTATACGTTTATTTAGGGTATTTCCCCTCTTTCCGGTCCTGAAAACGGAAGGTATACTGCTATTTACACTGTTTCTACGAGTGTTTCCACTCATGTTAGCACTGGCAAAGGTTGCACTTGCTGGAGACATTGACAAACATGCATGTATTCCCATGACAGAACTGTCACAATAATCGTCATGTTTACCATCTGGAGCAGCTATTCTTTCTGTTTTTTGGGCTGCATCCATTACATATTCTAATTCACAATGCTCTCTTATCCATTTATTAACTAATTTTGCATCATTTGTGTCTAAATCTTTAGGATGTGGTATTTTTACTATACCTTGTTGTATATATGACACATAATCTCTATATGCTTGGGTTTTAGTACCCTTTGGTCCACCAGTAAAAACGAAAGGTATAAAGTGAATACCTTCATCATAACAGGACTTTCTTATGTCTTGCTCAATCGCACCCCCAATTCCAGTAGCGTCAATAATAATACGCTCAGCACCAAAATCTGTAGCAGTGTCAGTGATACGCTTACGTTGATATGGAATGTCGTGTCCGCCGCTTCTTGGATTAATTTCTTCCAAGGATATAAGTCTTGCAATATTTCCCTTTGCTGCTTTCTCGACGGCCCAAACGCTAATAACAGTGCTATTAACGGACTTACCAATATCCACGGCCACAGTACAATTCGGATAAACCTTTCCTCGCTCTGCGAAATAGGTTCCTCTTGTTCTACAGGCTTTGATAGCTTCTGGATTGAAGATGTTCGAGACCGACTCGACGAACTCACACTCATATTCTGTTCTCCAGTATATTGAATCTTCTCCCCACTCTACCATCTTGTCAAGCATTTCTGATTCTGTATATGGAGGCGTATAGGCTCTACCAGCCTTTACCGCATCTTTCCATGTGTACACTAATCTTGTAAATGTGTCTGCATAAGCGTCATCATATAAATAACGCCACATATGATTTTCTTTACTTTTTGGGGTACCTAAGTTAATAAAAGGTGCCTTGTTCGCTACAATACAGGGCTCTACATTGTCAATGAATAATTTATCATCTATAAGTGGACTCTCATCCACAATTAAGAAGGTAGGGTGCTGGCCACGTATAGCTTGCCCTTGGTTA